CCTTAACGAACTTGTGAGATGAGTCACCCATTGCTGTGACTTCTAGTTCATCAAATGTGCGGTTAATTGTTACTGCTGTTACTAGGTCAGAAAGATCAACAGTGTTAATCTTCACGCCGACCTTGTTATTTAGAAATACAGCCATGAGATTATTCCTCGTCTTTCTTAGTAGGTGCTGGCTTATGTGTTGCTGGTGCTACCTGCCCGATCTTGATCAGGAAGGCTTCGTTCTCTTTTTCCCACTCGGACATGTTAACTCCAACTCGTAAGGATTGATACGGACATCTCACAGCTGAGTAGGTCACCCGATGCAGCGTTGAGAATACTTGGTGCGCTTATTGCGCTTACATTATAGGTCAAAGATGATGCTGCGAGCTTTGCAAACACGCCACAAACTGCATCTTCTATACCGTTAAGGTTTCCCTCATTGTCAAACAAAGGCACAGTAATAATAATCTTAAAGTTAGCCATAGGGCTGATTGTGATGTGCTGATTATTGCTAGGTGTCAGATAAGGATCATCTGGAGACACGATCACAGAGTTAGCCAAGACAGTTGCCGGTGGAAAAGCAAAGGTCTGCCACTTAGAGTTATCTACTAATGCTGTGGCTAATGTTGTGCGAAGGGTAGTGACTGCAACTGGCATTATCCCACCATCGATGTTGGTGCAAGTGCGTGGGAAATCAGGCCCCTGATCTTTGCCAACAATTGTGCTGACATCCGATAGGGGCTAGGCTGGAAATCGATAGCATTTGAGCCACTCAAAGTGGCGGTTCTTGCTTGCCAGATTTCAACAGCGATCATCAAAGCTGCGTTCTGTACTGCTTGATCTAAAGTCCAGTCCACATAAGTGCGACCAGCAACTTCAGCAAAAGGATTAAAAGGGTGCTTAGGTGTATCGGTTGTGTGTGTTGTTGTTACTGTGATTGAGTATTCACCAACACTTAGAACTGTTTTTGTTCCATTAAATCTGGAACCTGCTTTAGATACAGTTATCTCTTGTCCTACATAGTAAACATTTTCAACTGATTCATCAAAGTACAATGTGCCCACTGTGCCAACATTAGAATGTGACACAGCATAGTTAGTGTTAGTCCAGAGCATCGGCAAAAGAACTGCATCGGCGGCATCACAGACAGATTCAAGAACTGCATCTGTGTATAAAGTGCCAACACCCAGTGTGGAGCGAAGCTCTGCAACTGTAGTTAATGCCATGATGATCCTTTCTAAAGACTCTAGGGAGTCAGAGGGCTACTGACCCCCTAGAGCGACTTAGTTACCTATTAAGCTAGGTTGAACTTGCGAACACCCTTGCCGGACTTAGCCAAGTAAATTGCTAGGTATCCGTAAAGGTTGATTTCGATTTCGCCTGTTGTCAAAACATTGACGCGAAGTTGTGTCTGTGGTGATTCCCAGCAGTACACAGATGATGGAGCAACCAAGAACGCTGAGTTGTCAATAACTCCTGCTCCTAAGTTGTGATCAACGATCAAGTCAGTTCCAAGAACATTTCCACGAACAGATGTTGCTACTGCGTTACCTGCTGCGTTGTATGTTGCACCTTGTGCTGAGTAGAGTGCGCGACCTGTTGTGTCTGCGTATCCTGTGATTGCTGCCCACTGGTCAGTTGAAGCAACTAGCTTGTTAGCAAAGTCTCCGCCTGTACCCTTGTATGCTGCTGCACCTTCTACAGAGATAAATGACTGTAGTCCAGCTGCTGTAGCTGCTACACCTGTTGCTGTAGTACCGCTATCAACAAAAGCCTGTAGAAGTGCTGTATCTGTTGCCTTCTCGTATGCCTTGCGAAGTTCGATCATCATTAGTTCCATGAACGCTGGTTGAGATCTGTCAACGAGCTCAAAACTTACGCGCTGCAATCCACTGAACTTGTTAACATTTACTGTGTCGAAAGCAGATGTCATTCCTGTCTCAGATGGTGCTGAACCTTCGTTTGTGTCTGCAACTGTTGGAGCAGTGTCAGCTGAAGATGCGTTTGTGTAAAGGCGTGGCACTGTGAATGACATACCCTCTGGCAATAATGCTTGACGAGTTGCTGCTTCAAATGCTGGACGACCAGTAAATGTGTCAGTGATAAATGTGTTTAGGTGTGGTGCAAGTGTAAGACCAGTGTTTGTTGATGTTGAGTCATCTGCTGCGCGTACTGTGCGGCGAGCCTCATCATCACCAAGTGCTGCCTTGATGTTTGCTTCTAGGTATTGTGCTGATGTAATTGGTGCTATGCGCTCGCGCACGAATGTAGTTGCTGTTACCACAGGACGAGCAGCTTCAACCGCTGCTGCCTCTACTGGTGCTGCAACTGTCTCTGGAGAATTCTCCACAGCTGTCTCGCTTTCTGTTGGTTGGATTTCTTCTACTGCCTCTGGAGTATCCTCGGCAGCGACATCAATAACTTGAGCAGACTTAAAGGCTGGCTCAGTTACTAATGAAACTTCAAATAGGTTGGCAGCAGATACATGCATTACACCAGCCTTCATTTTTGACTTAACTACTTCAACACCTACAGATAATCCTGATTGCAATCCTTCTTCTGCAAGGATTAGAGCTTCTGTACCGCGCTGTGATCGACTGATCTTAAAGCTGGCATAGATGCCATCCTCATCTGTTGTAAAAGATGTGGCTTTACCTAAAGGCTGCTTCATGTCATGTTGGTTAAGTAATTTGATTGTCTTAGGATCTTCTGGAAGTGCAATCGCACCCTTCTCAAAGACCACTCGGCCAGCAGATGTGTTTCCTACTTCGCCTGTACCTGCTGGAACTATCTTGCCTGAGATTGTGCGTTCTTCTACATTGGCAGTTAGTTCAGCAGAGAATGTAAGGATGTTTGTCATTAGATTCCTTCACTTCCGTTTGGTGTTAAATCTTCCATCTCCATCGCCTGTTCAACTGTGATTAGGCCGAGAGATAACATCTTCTCAAGTACTAGCAGTCTTTCCATTGGATCTGTCTTTAGGAAAGATGAATCAACATCAAAGCGAACAGAGTTTCCTCTAGCTGTAATGTCATCCATGCTTAGACGGTGAGAAATCGCATTTACATAAGGCGCAACGCTAAATGAGAAGAATTGCTTGCGCTCATCTAATACATTTGCATAAGTCATAGAATTATTCATCTCTGCTGATAATAGGTAAGCAGGGATGTTGCACAATCTGGCAATTTCCGTACTAAGGAATTGTTGCGCAGAATCGTACATCATGTCTTTAGGTGAAAATGATGATGGAGTGTATTCAAGAGTAGAAGTCAAGTAAGCAGTAGCGCGATTTTGTCTAGCGTTCTTCCATGCTGCCAATAATCCCTGAATTTCTTTAGGATCTAAATCTGCTCCGTTATTTTTAATAACTCCAGAAGGCATTGGAGTAGAAGCTGCAATTACTGCCGCCTTGCGTAGATCAATCGCTGCACGAATTGTCTCTGAACCGCGCTCTAAAATTCCTTCATCAAATGCTTGGAAAGTTACGATAGATCCTAGACCTGACATTGGTACAGCAACTGCATCAATAAAGTACTCAGTGATTGTCATTCCGTAAAGATCAGTGTTAAAAGTTACTTTAACATTTGGAATCCATTGGAAGCGAGATGGTCGGCCATCCTCTGCATAAACTTCTGTAACTTGCCAGTAAGCCACGCCGTACATAAGCAAAGAATCTACAGTCCAAGCCATTGTGACAGAGCGTGGCTGATTGATTGCTGGCTGATCAACCCAAATTGGATTACCTAATTCTTCACCAGTTGAATTGCGATAAAGATTCATTGGAAGATCGGCTACAACAGAGCTTAGAAGATTTCTGCATCTTGCAACCGATGGCACAGACATAGCCTCGTTGCGTTGAACGCGTGGCATGACATAGTTGAATAGCGAGTTAAGATTCTCGCCCATAATTGTTGGAGCGTATTGCGCTAGAAGCGAGTTGCTTTTCTTTGGCGCTTCTGATCTGCTAAAGATACCCATAGACATAAAGAATACCATTTGTCAAGTAATTAGACAAACTCTGTCGGCGTGTCTAAGTATAAATCTGAGGCTTAGGCACAGGCAACATTAACTTGCTAACTACCATCGCTAAGCCAATAGGTGCAGAGATGTCTCCAGCAGACTTGCGTTTGATAATACGCCATGCGGAGTCATTAACCTTAGCTGCGCAGTTATTCATCTGCTGAATTAACTCTGTCTGACCATTATGAACTACTCGATGATTGACTAAACCTTCTAATAGATCGCCACAGGCTTTGTAGAACTGTTGGCCTGATACATCCTCGACCATTACACCACTTTGAGACAGGCGATCTGCAATAGTTTGTGTGGCGTACTTGTCAAAGCAGACTAGGCGCGGTTTGTAAATGTCTGCCCAGCCTTTGATTGATGCCGCCATCTTTAGCTCATCGATAGCAACCTGTGAGCTGTAAGTCTCTAAGATTCCAATGCCAATCCGTCCATCTGGCAGAATTTGTCCTGCGACTAGTGAACCGTTGCGCCGAGACGGACTGACATCGAAACCAAACACAGTATAAGCCCCAGCAGTCATTTCTAGTGTGCTATCCGATGTTTCTTCTAACACGCCATGAGGCCAAGGACTTGAAAGGCTGTCAATCCACTGGCAGAGAGTTTCTGTCCTAGTATTTTCAATTGGAGATGTCGCTATCGCTTCCTCGATTGCTTCCTCTGTAATTGTGTAACCCAGTGAAGGATTAGCCATAGCCCATGCGTTGCGATCTTCTATCTTGCAATACTGTGGCGCAGAATACTCATAGAAACCGAAAGACTTAGGTGGA